GATCTCATTTCTGTTTTTCCTTCTCCTTGACCATCATATGCACAATTCCATCCAGCTTTATCATGACTGCGTGCTGGTTGACGTAATGATGGAAAAGCTCGTCAATCTCAGCCTGCGTCGTGATATGGTCAGGGTCATTAAATATTTCAACTAGCTCGGTATGGTTCAAAATGGGGCCTCCTCATCAGATTGAATACTGGAACTAATTGAAGAATCTTTCAACTTGCAATGCAAAAAATAATTGCCATTCGCTCGATGCTTTTTTTCAAGCCCTATCGCCTCCATTTCCTTTCCAAACGTTTTCCGCTTCATCGGGAATGCCGAGTTATCATCGGCCCATTTATTATATCTGTCAAGCATTTCGGAAAACTTTACATCGCTATACAAATATTCCCTGTCGCTTGTTTTATAAATAAAAACGCATTCTTCTATAAACTCGTTTATCGTGTTTTCTTCTGATCGATAATCTTCCGTAATCGCCTCAATCTCCTTACACCGAGGAAATCCCGACGCATACCATTTTTTCGCGCCTTCAATGCACCATGCAAGTATTCCCTCCCCTTCATTTTCAAGCAATATCTCATGATAATTTTTCTTCTCGTTTCCTGCTTCAATTGTATAGTCAAACGGAATGAGCTTAATACGACGCCATATACCCTCGTCCTGTGCCGAAACAGTCGGGCGATTATTCGACATAACAACTATTTTCCAGGTTGGAATATACGTGCGAAACTCGCCATATAATTGACGGCACGATATACCGTCACCGCCGGTTATCGTTTTTATTATTCCAACGTCAAAAGATTGGTTTTTTTTGGGTTCTCCGGCAACTACAAGGCGAGCGCCTTCCAGGGCAGATAGTTCATAATGGGAATCATTTTCGTTTTTCTTTTCCATTATAGTACCAATACCAGTAGATCGATACGAAAAATCACCCATAATACCACGCATTATATTGAGTAACGTGCTTTTTCCGTTTCTTCCCTTACCATAAAAAATAGGAAAAAAATTGCTTGATGTTTCTCCTGTTAAACAATATCCCAAGAAAACCTGCATAAAATCAATTATACTTTTATTTCCTAAAAATATATCAGAAAGCCAAGCCTTGAACGTGTCACATTTTGCCATTGGATTATATTTTATTTTTGAATAAAATGTAAAATAATTATCACTATTATGCTGATATATTTCTCCATTTTCAAGATTTACAACGCCGTTTTCACATGGAAAAAAGTTGTGTTTTGAATTAAAAACATCAAGGCTTATTTTCATCATATCACGCGCCATACTCTCACAACATGATTTCCCATGTTGCGATAATAATTTTTGGATCGTTGATATATAACTCCGTATTTCCGTCTTTGATCCTTTTTCCCCTTGTATTTCCTCGATCATCGAATTGATAACTGAAACGTTCGCTTGCATTATGGACATTACTTGTTTTGACCCACGCGATTCGTCGTTTTCCCATATCTTACCATTAAAAAAACGCCATAAATCGCCATTAAAAACATATCGCAATTCTTTATAATAGTTTTTTTCTAAAAGCCGCGCATTTTCATAATCTGAAAAAAGCGCATGCGCTCCATTGCTTATATTTTCATGTCTTGTTTCTTGCTTTTTTTCCATATACGAAGGATCTATCTGTTGTGCAAAAAAAACAAGACTTCCCTTCGTCGCTTTTCCGCTTTGCGTCCATACTTCCCGGCATCCTTGCTCTGCTGTCATCAAAGCACCGTCTCGACGCGATAACGCTATAAAATCATCAACACTAAATCCCGCATCCTTCAATGCAAATCCAAGTTTTAACCATTCATTTCTATTGTCGAACATACCACGGCTAGCGGCCTGTTGTAATAATTCCATTAAACGATTATCGTTTTTTAATTCTCCGCCCATTCCTAAAAGCGGGTCAATAAATGGATCTTCTTTTATATCCTGTTCCGTTTTTCTTGTTTTCTTTATTTCACCGCGTATAGGGATAAACTTTTTTCCAGTACTATGTATTTTAATGGTTGGATTTTCAACGCCAAAAAAGAAGCGCGCGGGATCTTTCGCGTTAGGATCGCAAAATGGATATACTGTATGGAATCCTTCTATGTATTCAGAATATAACGTTACATCAGTTACTTTTTCGGCAAGCGGAAGAAGAAACCGGAACCGATCACACGGAGGCTTATCGCCTTTTTGTTTTTGATGGTTTCGCGATGTACCGATTATATAATCGTACTCATCAAATAAATCTTCGAAATCTTCAATGGAAAAAACGCATTGATCTCCATCAACATCTCCAAACAAAAAAGAACTTTCAAGAAAGTTTTTATTAGATCGCGTATTGCCATTAAAAAGAGCAGGACACCAATCATGGGAAAAAACTTCTTTCAAATCTTCCTGTTTTTTTATTTCAACTGGAATATATTTCGTATTTTTAGCATTTTGGAAAACAGTACTACCTGATAAAAACATTCAATACCCCCCATTGTAAACGATATTCAAGCTCTTTTTTGCTCTAGTTGCCGCCGTATAATGTAGCTTTTTATAATCGGTTTTATCGCCCATATATTCAACACGTATCGTAACGTTTTCAAACTCGCTTCCTTGCGACGCATACGACGTTATAGCATAACCGAAATCTAAATAATACTTCGCGTCACGTTCGGCGTTGCCGTATCCACCGGAAAACTTATGCTGAAATAATATAGGATCGAAATCAAACTCAATCGGTTTTATAATTTTATCTTCATCGTCTTTTATTACGAATGTTTCTTCCAAGTACATTTTCACTATTCCATTATGATTTTTAGCATATTGCAATATTTCTTTTTCACTTGATAAATCTTTTTCATACCCGACAACGGCATATAAGCATCCGTTATTTAATATATTCACGACCTTTTTTACTTCTTCACCATTTATAGATGCATCAATTTCCTTCCGTCGTGTTTTCTGGCAAAACACATGTTCTCCCGGTGATGGAAGAGTTGGCCATTGTTTCGTGAATCCCGACGCTTCGCGTACGTCGGCATTTACCGCAAGACGCGTTTTATGTTTTCCAACTATCGTTATATGAGTTTTGATATCAACGCATCGAGTATCGCGGTCAATTGTAACGTTCTTATAATCATTCCTCTTTGTTTGGTATAAACTTCGCCCTTCGCTTGTACTACTAGGGCGTAACGTAGACGATAATACTATAATTCCGTCGCCTTCTTCCTGTCGCGTTATCTGATCAAGCATTACGTCAGTATTCAACGTCAGGTTTTCAGGGATAAAAAAGTTTCCACCAATATCACGGCCTGATTCTTTAATCGGCGGTAATTGTGCCGGGTCGCCAACGGCAAGAATCGGGATATCCCATGCAAGGAGATTTTTTGAATCGGAAAATGATACCATTGATACTTCATCAACGATAAACAACGTTTTCCCGTAAGGCATAGAATCCTCAATGCATCGACCACCATATCTTTGCATCATAGTAGATCGCTCGTCGTCGTAGATACAATCCTCGTAATCCTCTTCTTTCGGGAGATCGGAATTGTTTATTTTTATCCAAACATTATTGATGCATTGGTATTTTTTTCTAAGGTCATCAATGATTAATTTATCTTCAGCTCCTATAATTCCATCGGGGTATTTCTTTTTTATTTTATTTATTTTCGATTGTATTTCCGCGGCCTTCATATCCATAATAGAAGAATACAACGCGGAATGAATAGTCGAAACGACAGCGCCGGGGAATCCCTCTTTTTTTAAGCGATGCTTCAAGACCATCTTGGCTTTATTGGTTGGAGCCATAAAAAGGATCTTATTGATAGGATATCCGGTTTTTTTGATTACTTGGGCAATAGCATAGGTTTTCCCTGTTCCGGCATATCCAAAAAAACGGAAAATCTGTTTCCTATTTTCATCCGATAGCCAGTTTTCTACTTTTTCAATCGCTGCAACTTGTCCGCTTGTCAAATCATAAGTGCTTTGCACTGTAAACCTCCAATGGTCCGCGACCATGTACCATGTACCTGGAATCATGGTAGCTCGAAAAAACAAAATGAACAAGAGGAAATAGAAAAAATCCGAATAATGATCTATTATGCCTAAAAATGATTGATAAGTGAGCATTCTAAAAAAATAGATCAGGAAATAAATATATATAATATAAGGGAATATATAGGTACTGATCTATTATTACCTATTTCTCTTATATAATACTGTATATAGTAAATAATATAGAATAAGAGAAAAGTTATATATAAGAGAGTAGTAAAAAAAATAGATCATTCATCAGGAAAAACACAAAAACGCCTCTATCTCTTTATGCCGGAAGCAAATAGGCGTAAAAATTGAAAGATCACAATAGATCAGCCCTAAAAATAGATCAGCGTAAAATAATCCTTGACGTCCATCCCAACCCATGCCATACTTTCCCCATGACAGCTTGGCAAACTTGGTGCATCGAAAACGATTTTCGCGCGCCGTCTCGCGTAATCTGGAAGCCTTTTATAGGCAAGGCATCCAATGACGTCGAATGCCCACCAGAGCCCGTCCAGACGCGTAACTGGCATAAAAAGGTCGCCTACTATGCCAGAGACGCAGTAAACGCCATGGTGACTAGCTATGCCACGTATCATGCGTTTTGCAGGGTTATCAAAATATCGCCAAAGTCGTTCCACTTGCTTTGGCGTATAGCAAAAGCAAAAGGACAGCCACTCCATGGCTATTGGTTATGGAAAGAACACGAAACACCGCCGCCAATCGTAAAGCCGGTTAAAAAGCTGATTACCCTACGGCATGGGACGAACATTGTGCATTTCCACAGCCAAGCCAAAGCGGAAGAGGATCTCGGCTTGCCACGCGGTTGTATTTCGCGTATACTAAAGGCGGGACGAAAAAACCTACCAAACGGTTGGGTAATCGTGAAAGAGGAGGCGTGCCCGGAAAATCGGGCATAATCGGGAATATGGCAAAGTCAAGTACATCATTCGGAAAAGGGAATTGCGCCAATCCCGGCGGCCGTCCGGCCTTGCCGAAAGAAATACGCGAAGCATGCCAAGCCGTAAGTCTTGAGGCCGTTCTCGTTTTAACCGACCTTATGCGAAATACAGCCGTAAAGCCGGTTGATCGAATCAATGCTTGTGATAAATTGCTTAATCGGGCATACGGTACGCCTCCGCAAGCCGTGGAGATATCAGGGAAAGACGGCGATCCGTTTACCCATTCCCTAATTACCGTGACGTTTGAAAAATAAGTTTTTCTTTGCTCCAGTATTCCGGCCGCTTTTTGAATCCAAGAAAAAGTATATAATCTTTTACGGCGGCCGTGGTTCCGGTAAATCGTGGGCAGTCGCCCGTTATTTAATTCTACTTTCACAATCGGCAAGGCATCGCATTTTATGTTTGCGCGAATTCCAAAACTCCATTGCCGATTCTGTCCACCGCCTATTGTCCGACCAAATTGAGCTTATGGGCTTTTCCGATAATTTCATAATTACGAAAACGGATATTAAATGCCTGAATGGTTCGCAATTCCTTTTTTTCGGCTTGCACCATAACGCCAATTCCATTAAGTCAATGGAAGCTATCAGTGTAGCATGGATTGAAGAAGGGCAAACCATAGCGGAAGAAAGCCTCGATATATTGATCCCGACGATTCGGCAGCCTGACAGTAAAATAATAATCACTTTCAATCCTCACCGAAAGACGGATCCGGTATATCGCCGCTTTCTGTCCGAACCGCGCGACGAAGTGGAATTGGTTCAGGCCAATTATGACGCAAACCCCGATTTTCCTGAAACGCTTAACGCCGAGATGGAATGGGACAAGCGTACTAACTATGACCGATATCTATGGATATGGGCGGGTAATCCTGTTGGGATTAGCGCGGCGCAGGTATTCCGTGGAAAATATTTTGTAGATGAAACGCCTGAGCCTGACAATAACGATCGGCTATTTTACGGGGCTGACTGGGGGTTTGCGAATGACCCGACTGCGCTTGTCCGTTGTTTTATCCGTCAACGCGTTTTATACATCGATTACGAGGCGGTCGGTGTAGGCATTGAACTTGACGAACTGCCCGAACTATTCCGCGCCGTACCCGGGTCGGACATATGGAAAATCTATGCCGACTGCGCAAGGCCTGAAACGATAAGCCACATGAAGCGCAAGGGATACAAGATAGACGGCGCGCCTAAATGGCCGGGAAGCGTTGAGGATGGTATTGAATATTTAAAAGGGTTTGAAAGAATAATCATAAACCCTAGATGTAAGCATACCATCGAGGAAATGGAATTGTATCAATACAAGCAAGATAAATTGACGGGCGAGGTTTTGCCGGTTATAGTGGATAAGAATAATCACGCCATTGATGCTTTGCGATACGGATTGGCAACGTATATCAAGCAAAAGAATGCGGCGGTATTTTCGATTTAAGGGGGAACCAATGGCACAGCGGATGGTCAAAAAAGACCGAAAGGCAGTACGCAAGATGACGGATGAGATACTCGCCGACACGGTAACGGATGCGACGCTTGATATTGTCAATAAATATCGGCATAATGCAATGGTCGCATGGTTTTGCTTTTTGGCGATGATACCCATTGCCTGCCTTGCGTATCTTTGGGGGAGGTAATTATGTACGGAACGGTAAAAGGGTATTGCGTCGAATGTGGCAATCCGGCCCAATTTACATGCCATATGTGCGGGGCGTATCTCTGCAATAAGCATTTCCAAGAAGGCCATACCTGCAAGAAGGCCGAAGTGCCCGTCATGGCGCTTGACCTTGAGGCGAAGGTCGAAACGGGCTACGAAACCAAGGTGCAGGAACCGAAAAAACGGGGACGGCCACGGGGTTGACATACATATAGCCCTTGATATATAGTCTAGTCAGACTACCGAATACCGGGGGCTATTGCATGACTATAAACGCCTTTGTACTATCCGCGCTCAATGCGCAGGCTAATCATGAGTTTACCAACCAACAGAAATATTTATCACTTGCATCGTGGGCCGAGTTCGTCGGGCTTACCGGTTGCGCTAAATGGCTGAAATCCCAGGCGCAAGGCGAGGCCGAACATGCCGGCAAGGTCATAGGATACATCGAGGATCGAAACGAACGGTACACCCCGTCCGCGATAGTATTCCCCGCCATGCCCGATGATTCCGTTCAATCTGTATTTCAGTCAGTTTACGAAACCGAGATCGGCACTACGGCGACCCTTGAGGCTATGTACCGAATAGCCAACGAATCCGGGGATTACCTTACCTGTCAGTGGCTTGTAGACTCAAAAGGCCTGATTGTCGAACAGGTTGAAGAAGAGAACAAAGCGCAAACCATCCTTGACAGAATCGCCATATGCGGCGTAGAAGGCGCGGCATTGGCAGCGTTCGATAGCTGGATCGGGTCGCTTTAATGAGCATTCTTGACCTGTTCCGCCGTAAGGGCGCATATAATCCGCAATTCTCTGGCAATGAAAACCGATTTTCCCGAACATGGTCGACCGCCCCACGCGCCGAAACGACTAGGCTTCCCGACACGTATCACAAGTCTCCACGTCTTGACCCCATAGATATGATATCCGAGACTATTGCGTCTTGCCCGCTTGTTTTGTACGACATGCAGGACCTTAAGAAAAACGGGCTTGAAGCAAAACCGTTGACCGATCATCCTGCGCTTGAACTGCTCGATTCCCCTTCCGCCAAGTTCCCCGAGATGGACGGGCACGCGCTCATGAAGATGACCGCCTCATTCATCGAGCTTTTAGGCGAATGTTTCTGGATTAAGTTCCGGGGCGGTCGCAAAATCGACGAAATCATATTTATTCCGCCGGGCTGGGTTGTCAATGTGCCGACGAAAGCCGCGCCGTTCTTTCAGGTCATTCCCTACGGAACTACCGCCGGAGCCGGCTTTCAGGTCGCCCCGGAAGACATGATATGGTTCAAAAAGACCGACGCGGCCGATCCTTACGGGCGCGGACGTGGGCGTACCGAGGCTATGGGCGACGAACTGGACTCGGACGAAATGGCGGCCAAGTTCCAGAAAAACTATTTTTACAATGACGGCACGCCTCCCCTGCTTATCAATATTCCCGGCGCCGACCAGGCTACGGTCGAGGCATTCCGGGATAAGTGGGCCGGCCGTGTGTCGGGTTGGCTCAACGCGCGCAAGCCCGCGATCACGGGCGGGGATAGCGCGGTCACGGTTACCAAGTTAAGCGATACTCAAAAGGAAATGGATTTCACGGCGTCGCGGTTATTCTTGCGCGATCAATTCCTCCAGCATTACCAGATCCCGCCGGAATTGTTCGGGATCCTGACAAGCTCGAATCGCTCCACGATAGACAGCGCGTATTATCTATTCGGAAAAAACGTAATACAAAATCGCATTGCCTACATGGGCCGGGTTATTACGCGCCAACTAATACAGCCTGATTATGATGCCCGGTTGTGCCTGCGGTTTGATTTCGAGATACCCGAGGACGAAGAGTTTAAGCTCAAGGTCGCCAACGAGGGCGCAAGCCGGGGCATGATCACGCGCGCGGAATGGCGTCAGAAAATGGGATACAAGGCAGGGCCGAATGATAATGTTTACATCGTGCCGGCGACGTTGCTTGAAGTGCCGGAAGGGACGTCGATACAAGACGCAAAGCCTGAGCCGCCTGCGCCGATTATGCCGGTATCAGATGGCGAGTCGGGCGATGACGAGGGAAATATCGAAAATCCTGTTGGGTTGGAAAAACCAAAACCCAAGTCCAAGGGTGTCATAAAAATACTTTTTAAGGACGCAACGCCTGAGCATAAAAAGATATGGCAGGACTTTGACAAGAAGGCCACGGACGGCGAACCGGCGTTTATCCTTGCGATCAAGGCCTATGCCAAGAAACAACGCGCGCGCATGGGCGGGATCATCCCTACCGCGAAAGGCATTGAACAGGCTATCGCGACAACCTTCGACGGAGCCGATCGGGCGCTTGCAACAGCATTACGGGCGCCTTGGCTTGAGAGTATGGCCGATGGGTACGAGATAGCTAAGAAATTGGTTACGGGCAAAAAGGAATCGTTCGTCAATTTCAAGGTAGTAAATGAGGCATTCCTGAAATGGGTTGCGTCAAACGGACTCTTGAAGGCGAAGGGTATCAACGCGACCACGGAAGAAAAGTTACGCAAGAAAATGACGGAAGCGCTTGAATCCGGGATCGCTGCGGGCGAAAGCATGACCAAACTTGCGGCACGGCTTGAGGAAGTGGCCGACGGGGTATACGACGAAATGTCGGCAAGCCGGGCAGCGCTGATTGCACGAACGGAAACCATGACTTCGGTTAATTTTGGACAGTTCGCAACATATGAGGAAGAGGGAATTACCAAAAAGGCATGGTTGTCCACGATCGACGATGATACCCGCGCGGATCATATCGATTGTGACGGGCAAGAGCAGGATATACAGGATACATTTGACGTGGGCGGTATGCCGATGCAGTATCCGGGAGACCCAGAGGGCGGGGCCGGGAATGTTTGTAATTGCCGATGTACGATTTTACCGGTAATCAAGGGGGGCGAGTAATGGCCACGTTTTCAGTATTGCCCGCCGATTGTTCGATAGAGTTTGTCGCGGGCGATTATTTCGCGATGCCCATGACGATCAATTCCGGCCTTTTACCTAAGGACCTGACAGGCTATACGTTTGACGCGCATATCAGGCTTACCAATGCAACAGTCATGGCGTTTACGATAGATGTTCAGGATCAACTGACAAAGCCGGGTCAACTTATCTTGTCATTGAGCATGGTACAAACCGCAACACTCTTAGGCGATTATATCTGGGAAATGGACTGGCTTGATATTGCGCAAAATAGGCGGTCCATTATTTCGTCCACGGTAAGGGTCGTAAAAAATGTCTGATATCAATATCACGATAGACGAACCGGCCGCAATAACTGTCGAGGTTGAACTTGCTCCGGTAGGTCCGCAAGGCCCTATTGGTCCGCAGGGCATTCAAGGCCCGCAAGGCGATCCGGGCGGGGCCTTGCCTACAGGCGTTGACAAGACCATCCAATTTAACGATGGCGGCGTCATGGGCGGGAATACCTTTTTCCGTTTTGATAAAAATAATAATACCGTCGTGCTTGGCCTGCCTGACGCATTGCCGACAAACCCGCTTAACATTGGCGGCGCGGTAGATTCGTATTTGCAAGTCAATATACACAACACGACGGAGGGCGCGTCCGCATCGGCCGATTATGTTTGTACGGCCGATGACGGTACAGACGCAATGGGATATATTGACCTTGGCATCAGTTCATCAGTCTATGATGACGATGAGTTTCAATGCACGAAAGCGCATGACGGATATATCCTTAATGTAACGGAAACGGATTTTGTCATTGCATCGGCCGGAGCGGCAACGTCAAAGACGCGCTTTTATTCGGGCGGGCTAATGGACACGGATCATATCCTCGACATTGACCCTAGCGGGATTACGTTAGTTGCGGGTAAAACGATTACGGACAGGCCGCCTATTTTTTACGGAACAGGATCGCCGCCAAGTGCAACCGGGTTGCCGAATGGCGCGCTATTTTTTAAGTATACACCTTAAGGGAGGATTTTTATGGCGTTAATATCGGATTATTGTTTTGACCTTGCGCTTGCGTACATTGATACCAACGCGAACCGGCTTGATATAACTTCTCAAGAGGCGGTAACGTATGCGGGAGCAACGACTACGTATACCCTGGGAAACAAGACCAGCTTGAGCGTAGGCGCTCCGACCGACCGAACCCCGACAGGGCGCATGGTCACGGTCGCCGCAATAACCGACGGTACCGTAACGGGCACGGCTACGGCGACCCACTGGGCAATAAGCGACACCGGGAATAGCCGGCTTATCGCGACGGGCTTGCTTTCGTCTAGTCAGGCGGTATCAAGTGGTAACACATTTACGCTTGCGGCTTTTAACATTGGCATCGCGGACGCAACCTAATGGCGATCACAACACTTGACGGATATATTGGTGCCAGCAAGCAGATAACCGTACAGCGCAAAACGGCGAGCATCACGTCGGTTGCGCTTATGATAACGTCGCCATTCGCGCAGAATGGTAACCCCGGCGCTGGTACGTTGGCTGGTACTAGTATTACGACCGGCGTTGTACCGACAGATGCAACGGCCGGATGCCCGACGATAAACTTTTCGACGGGCACGGGCTATATCACTCGGTGCCATGGTTATAATTCCGTAGCAAGTACGATTGTACTTGCGGATATCCTCTTGAAATGGGGCACCGTAGCCTATACGTCAAGCACAACGTCGCTGACTACGGATGACATATCTGGGCGCGTGCCGGGCGGAACGGATTATTCCGGTTGCAAGATATGGCTTGAAGGCGTTACTGCGCCGACTGGAAATCAAACCATTGCAATCGGATATCTCGATGGGAACGGGGATGGTCAAACTACGGGCTCGCAGGCATTGGGATTTGCACCGGCAATCGGGCGATGTACTGAATTGAACATGGCGAACGGTACGGGCGTTCGATCCTTGACGAGCGTTGTTTCAAGCGTTGCCACCGGCGGGACGTTTAACGTGTTGATCGTCAGGCCGTTGATTCGGATGCGTATCCCATTTGCAGGATATTCCGAACAGCGCGACCTATATGGTACGGGCATGCCGCAAGTATTCCCAGCGTCGGCGCTTGCGATATATTCCATCCCGGATTCCACGGCGTCAGGACTGCCAGAGTTCGAAATCGAAATTGCTAACGGTTAAATAATGGCGTTAGCGTTAGTTGCCTCTGCCGTAAATACGAATGACGCCACGGGCACAACGCTAAGCGCAAGCACTACGCTCAATATCCTTGCGGGCGATTTAATTGTAGCTTTCGGCGGTCTTGCCGTAAGTTCCGGGGCGGTTACGATTGCCACGGTAACGGGTGGCACCGCCCTAACAATGACGCAGGGAAATTACAATTACTATAGCGTTTTCGAGTACATGGGCTGGAAGCAATTTTCGGCCAACGAATCAAGCGCAACTTTCCGCATGACCACTTCGAGTGATGCCGCCAATCGATCAATACTTGTCACTCAGTGGCGGGATGACGTTGATTCCACGATAGATATTCATTCTGGTTTCGTGCCTGGGAACGATACTGGAACGGCAATGGCTTCGGCCGCGCTGGACGTCATCGGGGATGATCTTCTGGCGATCGCTTACGCGATGGTCGGAAATGCCGCGACTTTTTCCGCATTAAATATTGACGGAGTGACCGCCGACGGAACCATTTCTGCGGGATCTCGCGTGCGGGCGTGGTATCGACTGCTCTCCGCGAGTGATACGGGGATTGCGGCGACGGGCTCTCTGGCTTCGAGCGACGAATACATAATCGAGCTTTTCACTTTCCGCGCAGTCCCGAAAGGGTCTGTATTTTCAAGCGTTCGGGTACAGACTACCACGGATGATTGGTTACACATCGAATCCGCTCCGACAGGCGGCGCTCTTATTACCATGTGGGGCAGGGTTCCGGCGTACACGGGCGGGTATCCGCATCAACGCGGTAATGCTACTTTGCTCGAAGCGCAAGGCGAT